CTTGGACATGAGTTACGATACATTCAAGATGAAATTCGTGTGCTTCGAGAGTCACTACAAGGGCTCAAGATGCACGATGACTTCCTTCCTAGCCGCTCGGCTTCTTTAGAGTCGAGTCGTGATCAGGGCGGTCAGAGAAATACGATTTCATCTTTGTATGGGGCTTTAGCGGAAGAAGATCTCTTCGCTGGCGTCCTCACTGATCGTGATGGCGTCCTTGTTGGCTCCTCGACGTTTGAACTCCTCGGAATGCAGTATAGGCCGTATGTGGTTTTTAATCACACTATCGTCTACAACGCTGTATTCGAAGAACGTCGTCCGTTAACTCACTTTCATGACCCTCGAAGCAGCTGGAAGATTTCAGCTGCTTCTTTCAACTCCGACTTATATCTATCCGCCAGGATAGAAGCGGTCTTGGAGCCCCTCAAATGCCGTATTATCTCTAAAGGTCCCGCTGTTGACTATTTTGCATGCAAACGCATTCAGGATTGTCTACACGGTGCTTTAAGGAAAATGCCAATCTTTCGATTGGTTGGCCAGCCTGTCACAGGCGATATGCTACTCGATTTGGAACATGATCGGGGTGACTATTATATTTCTGGCGATTATTCAGCAGCTACTGATAAGTCGTCAGGGATTCTTGGTCTAGCTATTTTGAGGGCGATTGTCTCCGAACACTATGTGACTGACTACCCTAATGGCCGTAAAAGGCTATTAGGTTATAGCCCGTCACCTATTGGTCGAAGGATGTCCTTGGTCGCAGAGCGTGTCTTTGGTTTCCACCATCTGAATTATGGACGCCGAAACAAAGATACTGGGCTTTTCGATGAGATGGATTGTATTCAATCTCGCGGTCAGCTCATGGGCTCAATTCTATCCTTCATAGTTCTTTGCCTGCTTAATCTCATCGCTTATCGTAAAACTGCTGAGGTCGCAAATTTGCCGCCTGATGCTGTTTTAATAAACGGTGATGATATTCTCTTCCGTGGACCCTTTCACTCCTATGAGACTTTTGTAGAAGTCGCAGCAGAGCTTGGGTTCGAGTCGAGTTTAGGCAAATGCTATTGTCATCCCACTTATGCCAACCTTAAGTCTACGTGCTTCATGCGTAGTATTAACGTTGGGTCTGGCATGGTCTGTTGCACGGAAGTGCCCTACCTTAATGCCAGCCTGGTCTTTGGTAAGCATAAGGTCCAGGTTGATGAGTCCCGTGGTGAGACCGCACCGTCTGTTTCTCATTGGAATCAGATCGTGCGCTCTGTGCCACCTCATCATGGTAAGTGGTTGTGGCGGTTGTTCTGTAG